TTACTTATCCCCAGCTCTGGCCGGAGTATTGTGCGCAGCTTCAATCGTCCTTATGTGCTATGACGGATATTCAAAACTAGACAGCGTCATAACTACCATAACGGGCGTTTTTGGAATAGGTATAGTTTTATTCCCGTGTACAGTCGGCTGGCATAACGCAACAGATCTTGTTGGTTTTTTTCAGGTCCCGATGAATATTTCAAACAAAATACACTGCACCTGCGCAGCGATATTCTTTTGCCTACTTGCCTTCAACTCATATTTTCTTTTTACAAAGACCGATGATTTTATGGAAGTAACTGAAAACAAAAAGAAAAGGAACATCGTTTATCGTGTTTGTGCTGTTGGAATGTTGGTGTTTATGATATTCCAGGTAATCAGTGTATCTGTGTCGTGGCTTCCAGGTTACTGCACTATGATAAATGAAATTGCACTTTTATTTTTCTTTGCAGTGTCGTGGCTTACTAAAGGCAACGCATTGTTTTTCCGGGATAAATAGACTACACAAAAAGGAGACCTTGTGTTATTATAAAGGTGCTTCCTGACCACTTCCATTGATTTTGAAGCAAACTAAATCCCTTGCCCCTTGTTACTTTTGTAGCGAGGGGCTTTTTATTGCCTTTATACGCGCATAGAACGCTTTACAGAGGACTTTTGACACTCGGTAATGAAATTACCCTATTTAAGGGTAGAACCGCTATAAATGGCTTTCTCGCGCGTCTGCGTTGATGTCGGTATTTTATCTACTTTATCCACAACTTTATGCACAGAGTTTTCAATAAGTTTAGACCCTGATTAAAACCGGATAAAAACCTTACCCACTTATAAATGTTTGTTATATTATCGTTTAATATCGTTAAAAATCGTTGACAATTATTTAATGTTGTTTTATATTTATAAGTGTCAGGGGGCAAGATAAAAGCCTTAAAGACAAGGAGATTTAGTTATGGAAGCATTTGACAAGGATTTAATCCGCTATCTTTCAACACCAAACACACTCAATAAAGACAATCTTATTACAGTTTTATTTCAGGCAGAAGATGAAACGGGGCTCTGTAATATGCAGGCAACTGTTGCAACTGACGCAGATTTTGATGAAGTAACAGACTGCGAGCGCGACGAATACGGCTGGCACGATGTTACTTGTCCTGAACTTATCGAGGACACCGTGTCTTGCAAGATTATCGGCTGCCAGGTTATGGACGTAGTTAAAAACTACGGAGACTTCAACAAGGAAACTTTTGAAAAAGAGTTCAAAGACTGGATAAATGAAAGTCAGCAGAACTTTCAGGACAGCGGCGAATTCTATGACGCCGTAATCGAAGAAATTAAAAACAACAATTAAAGAAGTCCCCGCCTGAAAATGGCGGGGCAACAGGGGGCAAATATGAAAGGTGCAATGTTATATCAGTACCTTATGGACAAGGCTTACGCTTGCTTTGACAAGGCAGTGGCTTTACAGAACAAAGACAAGGATCTGTTTGCGTTTTACTACAACGCTTACACGGGATACAAAACAAAGGCTTATAAAGTGGACCTGAATGAGTAGGAGGTGATAAACAATGCCAGACACTTTATTGACAGTTATAGATGTTGCAGGGATTTTCAAAGTCTCAAAAATGACAGTCTATAACCTTGTAAAATCCGGAAAACTTCCGGCAATTAAAATCGGGAATACTTTCCGCTTTAAGCGTGAAGACATTCTTAAATATCTTGAAGAACAAACCAAATAAGGAGGATTTAACTATGGGTTTACCTGTTCTTGTAATCGGAGAAAGTGGAAGCGGTAAAACTTACTCGCTCAAAAACTTTGAACCGAACGAAGTATCAATCTTTTCTGTTGAAAAGGCTCGCTTGCCATTCCAGAAGAAGCTGCCTTTACTTGCACACGCAAAATATGCAGACATCGAAAAGGTTTTGAAAAGTCCAAACAAAAAGACTTATGTCATTGATGACAGCCAGTATCTTCTTGTCAACGAAATGTTTGACGGAATGCAGGCAGGAGTGAATAACTTTGACCTGTTCAAAAAACTTGCAATGAACTTCCGAAACCTTGTCCACTACATCAATGACAGTCTGCCGGACGACATCGTTGTTTACTTCCTGCACCATACAGAGCAGGACAAAAACACGGGAAAACTTTCCGCTAAAACAGTCGGTAAGATGTTGAATGATGTTTTGACAATCGAGGGTTGTTTTGACATCGTACTCTGGGCACGCCTTGACGGTATGGATCACGTATTCCAGACACAGAGCGACGGAATGTGTTCTTGCAAGAGCCCGGAGGGAATGTTTGACAAGGTTATTCCGAATGACCTTAAAGCTGTTGACAATCGAGTAAGAGAATACTACGGTTTTACTACAACCACAAAAACAAACAAGAAAGGAGAATAATTAACTATGTTTGCACAGGGTTTTAACTACATTCCAGATGACACAGAGGTTTTAAGTGAGGGTGAATACCTTGCAGAAATCTCAATGGTAAAAGACAACGGTTTTATTGCAGACGCAAAAGACGTGTTTTTCCGCTTTCCGGGGCACAAAGTACGCTGCACACCTTGCAAGATGACGCTTTTTGCACGTCCAATTCTTGGAAGTTCAAAGAAAAACGGGGACAAAATCACAGAAGATGACCTGAAAAAATGGGACAACTCTATGTCTCGTTTCATTGACGCGTTCAAAATTGACGCAAAAATGCTCGAAAATTCTGCAACTTGGACAGGAAAAAGAGCGTACGTTGTCGTAAAAAAAGACAAAAATGGGGAATATTCCAACATATTTTTGTCATTCAATCAGCATAAAGACGACGAAAAAAAGAGCGAAACTACTCCGGATGCAGTGAAAAGTTTTGCTAATTCAGTCGGCGCAGAAGAAGTAAAAAAGACTTCTGAAAATGGCTCAAGTCCTGAAAACTTCAAAGAAGATCTGGACATCTTTTAACCGGCCTTTGCTCATCACTCATTTAAAAATCATTTAAAAAAAAATCCAAAAAATCCATTTAAAAAAGTTTTAGCCCCTTGTGTAAGGGAGATATACAAGGGGCTTTTATTTTCTTATCTAAAAAGGAGTTATCAATGGACACTTACATTTTTTACCGCTCATTTCACGAAGCATTATCTGAACTTGACATCAAAGAATATGGCAAAATTATGTATGCCATAAATGAATATGCCCTGAACCAGAACGAAGAAAAAGTGAACGCATTAACCGGAATTACTAAAGCACTCTGGACGTTAATTAAGCCTCAAATTGACGCAAATTTAAGGCGCAGAGAAATCGGCTCTAAAAACGCAGAATACGGAAAACTAGGCGGTAGACCACGCAAAGAAAAAACCCCTATGGGGTTATTAGAAAAAACCCCTATGGGGTTTTCAACAGAAACCCCTAATGTAAATGTAAATGTAAATAAAAATTTAAATACTAATAAAAATGTAAATGTAAATAGCGAAACAGATACAAATACATCTACAGTTACAACCAACATTCCTACTCTTAATGATGTTAAGAAGTTTATTAAAGAGCAGGGATTGACTGTAAGTGCAGCAAAGTTTTTTGCTCACTACAATGTTAAGAATTGGAAAGGCGTCAATAACTGGCAAGAGGCTCTTTTACACTGGGAAGAAAATCAGTTTATAAAATCCACTGATAAAAAATCTTCTGAAAAGAATGCTGATAATAATTATTGCAGAGACGCGAAAGAAGTTCTTGCAGAACTGGAAAAATAGCACTATTATTTTTGTAAGGGGATTTTAGTTTTTTATGCAACCTATTTTTTTTAACTACGAATATGAAAAATCTATTATCGGCTCGATTCTGCAAAAGCCGTTAATACTGTCAAAGGAAATTGTTGAACAGTCTTTCAATCCGGGCTTTTTTCATTCTGAACCAAACCGTTTAATTTTTTTCACAATTTCACAGCTTTACAACTCCGGTGTAGAACCGGACATTATGAGCGTAACGCAGAGGCTCTTATCCGACAATAACCTTGATAAGGCCGGAGGCGCAGCTTATATTGCGGAACTTTCCGCCTGTTCAAACGTTGCAAACGTGTCGTTTTATTTAAGTGAAGTAAAGAAACTTTGGGAGAAAAGGAAACTTTATTCTTTTTTGCAAGAGGGACAAAAAGCACTTAAAGACGGGGCAGGGGCTCAGGAGATAACCGACAACCTGAATGACGCACTCATTAACTTGCAGATAGCAAGCGACCCGACAAACAGTGAGATGTCCTTAACAGAAATCGTCGAGACGTTCAAAAAAGACTGCGACAAAAAGCGTGAGTTGAACCAGGAATACATCGGAGTGCCTACAGGTTTTAAAACTTACGACAAAGTTACGTCCGGACTTCAAGAAGAAGAATACATCATAATCGCAGCTCGCCCGAGTATGGGAAAAACCGCCCTTGCAGTCTCAATGATAAACAATATGATTGAGCAGGGCGTGCCCGTTGCGCTTTTTTCACTTGAAATGAGTGCAACACAAATTATCCAGCGTTTTCTTGCCATTCAGACAGAGACAAACCTTTATCACTTGCGCAACGGATTAAAAGACAATGACAAATACGCAAAGATTTTTAATGAAGCAACAATCAATCACTTTTTATCTTTGCCTTTAAAACTGATTGACGAAACAAACATCAACATCAAAACACTCAAGGCAAAGGCGCGGTACTTAAAAAAGGTCTTTGACATCAAGATCATATTTATTGACTATATCGGGCTGATTGACAGCGGAATGCCGAACGCGAAAGTTTTTGAGCAACAGTCATATATTTCAAAAGAATTAAAAAAACTTGCAAAAGAATTAAAAATCCCTGTTGTTGCATTGTGCCAGGTTGCACGCGACGCCGAGGGAAAAGAACCGACGCTGGCAAACCTGAGAGGCTCTGGCTCAATCGAGCAGGACGCAGACCAGGTTATCTTGATACACGGAGACAGAGAGAGCGATGAACCTGTTGTCGAACGTACTTTCTTGCT